GTCGCCTCTTTTCACACACAGCGTTTTTTGAGCCCTCGCCAGCCCGTGCTTGATCCAAGGCGGTTCCGAGGGAATGTCACCAGTTTAGCCCGCTGACCTGCGGTTATGCAAGGGGTGAACTGATGCCAGAGTCTCGCCTTGAGCAACTCGTCGCGGACCGAGAGCGCCTGGTCGCCGCCATGGCCGACGCCACTCCCGCATCGTTGCCGGCGCTGGTGCGTGAGCATCGCGCTGTGCTCGCGGAGATGGCTGACCTTGAGCCCAAGGAGGAGCAAGGTGACGTCGTCGATGAGATCGCAGCCCGTCGCTCTGCTCGGGGAGGCGCCACATCGCGTCTTGGTCAAGCCTCACGGGGTACGCGCTAACTCTTGGCAAGATGTCGCGGACCTGTCGGCGAGCTTCGGCGTCGTTCTGGACGGCTGGCAGGAGTCGATCCTCGAGGCCGCGATGGGCGAGCGTTCGGATGCGACCTGGGCTGCCAAGCGTGTGGGCATCTCAGTGCCGCGCCAGAACGGTAAGTCGCAGCTCATGGTGGCCCGCATCCTTGCCGGCGCCTTGCTGCTGGGCGAGAAGAAGATCGTCGTCAGCGCGCACCAGCAGGACACGGCGCGCGAGGCGTTCACGAAGCTGATCGAGATCGTCGAGGCCGAAGAGAACGTGGCCCTTCGCAGCCGTGTCAAGTCAGTCATGAACGCGCTGAACCGCGAGTCGGTGAAGTTCACGAACGGGGCTACGGTCCAGTTCAAGGCGCGGTCGGGTGCGGCAGGCAAGGGCTTCTCGTCGGACTGCCTCTTGCTTGATGAGGCGCAGATCCTCGGGTCGCGCGCATGGACGTCGATCAACTCGACGATGTCCGCAATGCCGAACCCGCAGGTTTGGCTCCTAGGCACACCGCCGCAGGCCGAGGACGACAGCTACACGTTCAAGATGGTGCGGGCGTCCGCGCTCGACGGCAAGTCGACTGCTGCGGCGTGGTGTGAATGGGGCGTGGATGTCGACGGCGAGGAGTACCGCGACGCGCGCGCCGATCTGGACGCTCGCCGGTGGTCGACCGCCGTCGAGTACCTGTGCTGGTCCGGCAACCCGGCGTGGTTGACGCGGATCAACAAGGACGTCGTGCAGGGCGAGTTCGAGACGTACGCGCCGGAGCGGTTCAGCCAGGACCGCCTGGGCGTCTGGACCGATGATGCCCATGCGTCCATCCTCCCCGACTGGTCGAAGCGTAAGGCCGGTACTCCGGATGCCCCGCCCGCCGCTCTCGGCGTGGCGATGGATGTGGACCAGGCGTGGCTTGCCCTGGGCGCGGTCCTCGCGTCGGACGTGCCTCATCTGGGCAGCGTTCTGCGCGTGCCATCTCGTGAGCGCGCGAAGTTCGTGGCCGAGGTGGCGCGGATTCAGGGCGAGCACGGGTGCCCTGTCGTTCTTGACGGCGGCGGCCCGGCTCGTGTCCTTGTGGATGACCTCGAGTCTGCCGGTGTCGTGGTGACGCGCATCGATCTGAACGGGCACGCGAAGGCGTGCGCGGATCTGGTCCTGGCTGTCGAGACGGGCGAGGTCGAGCACGGCGGTTACGACGAGCTTGACGACGCGGTTCGCGCGGCTACGTGGCGCACGGTGGGCGACAAGCGTGTCTTTGGCCGCAAGAAGGGTGACGTGTCGTCGCTCGAGGCCGTGACGTTGGCGCTGTCGGCGTCGCGCGACCTGACCACCTATGACGTTCTGACATCAATCCTGTGAGGGGGTGGCGCGGTGAAGCGGTTTCGCATCAGACGTCCCACCCGTGACGAAGGCTCACTTCTGCTGATGACCGCCGCGCTCGGTGCCATTGGCGCCGGCCTGTGGCTGTGCGTCGGCCTCGGGGTGGCCCTGGTGGCCGTCGGTGCCGTCCTGGGCGCTCTGGCGGTCCGTCTCGGGGTGTCCTGATGGGGTGGCTCAACCCGCGCCCTGGTGAAGTGCGCGACGCGACGGGCGGCTGGGTCACGGCGGGCAACTCCGGCGCGGTCTCGGTGCAGTCGGCGACGCATCTCGTCCCGGTGTTTGCGGCCATCCGGTCGATCGTCGACTACGTGTCGACAGTCCCGGTGACGTTCCACCGCGAGAACCCCGACGGCACGAAGACGCTGATCTCGCCCCCGGCGCTGATCCAGAACGTGTCACTGGAGTACGGGACGCTCGGGAACTGGCTCGGTCAGGCGGCGTACGGGATCGCTACTCGCGGCAACGCGGTTGGGCGCATCACGGCCGTCGGCAACTACACCACAGGTCAGCCCACGATGATCGAATGGGCGATGGACTGGTCGGCGAACGACTACTACGGTCCGCCGAGCTGGTTCCTCAACGGCGCACCCGCCGCACCTCCGACCGTGGCGCACATCCCATGGCTCGTGCCGAACGGCCGCCGCCTGGGCATGTCGCCGATTCAGCATGGCGCGGTGACGATGCGGGCGGCCCTGTCTGCTCAGGAGTACGCCGACGTCAAGCGCGGCGGTGGTATCCCGCCGGCGATCCTGAAGAACAACATGCAGGTGCTCGACGCTGCCGCGGCGGGGGCCGTCCAGGATCGCGCGGTGTCGTCGTTCGCGTCGGGCAAGCCGTTCGTTTCGGGTAAGGACTGGGATCTGAGCATCGTCTCGATCCCGCCAGTGCAGGCGCAGTTCATCGAGGTCATGAAGATGTCAGCCTCGCAGATCGCGGCACTGTACGGCATCGACCCGCGCGAGGTTGGCGGCGAGGCGTCAGATTCGCTGTCGTACACCAACGACGAGTCGCGGGCGCTGAACCGGGCACACAACATGCGTCCGTATCTGGCCCGGATCGAGAACGCCGTGAGCTCGTGGCTTCCAGGCGGCCAGACGATGCGCTTCGACATCGGGGCCACGATCCGCGCCGACGTCTCAACTCAGACCGCGATCATCGGCGCGAAGATCGCCGATGGCCGGCTCTCGGTGAACGAGGCGAGGGCGATGGAAGACAAGCCGCCTGTTGATGGCGGCGACTATCACGACGTGCCAAGCAAGTTGACAGGCCAGCAGGAAACGAGACCAGGAGAACCATCATGACTGACGCAGAGCGTCGACTCACTGCGGTCCGGGTGGAAGTCCGGGCCGCTTCTGACAAGCAGACCATCGGCGGCTATGCGGCGAAGTTCAACTTCCAGAGCCGCAACCTCGGTGGCTTCGTGGAGCGCGTGGATCCGAACGCGTTCGCGAAGTCCCGTGGCGATGGCTGGCCCGAGGTCATCGCCCGGTACAACCATGACGACAACATGGTTCTGGGCACCTCGCGCGCTGGGACGCTGCGGCTGGACACGGACGGCGTGGGCCTCCGTTACGACGTGGACCTGCCGACGTCGCGCGCTGACGTGTACGAGCTCGTCTCGCGTGGCGACGTCTCGCAGTCATCGTTCGCGTTCATCCCCTTCGAGGACGACTGGGCGACCACGGACCAGGGCTTCCCTCTCCGTTCGCTTCTGTCGGTCCGCCTGCTGGACGTCGCCCCGGTGAACACCCCGGCGTACGAGGACAGCACGGTCGGCCTGCGCGGGATCGACGGGGCGTACGCGTCGCTCGCCCGCAAGTTCGACGCGGACGTCACCGAGGTGCGCAACCTCGCGTCGGCGAACGACCTCGTCAAGTTCTTCCGCCGCACGGACGGTGTCTCGGCTGAGGCTGAGAAGAAGAAGTCCGCGCAGGCGGCGCTGGCCCGGGCTCTCGCCCGAGGCTGACCTAGCAGGACCCCGCGCACAGAGGCAGGGCGACACCCACCTCGAGTCCGCGGCGCAGCACCCAGCACTTCCGGCAGGGCGAAACCCACCGGGCAACTCACACCCGAGTTCCCGGAAAGGGGATCGCAGCATGTCTGAAATCAACGACAAGCTCACCGAGCGCCGCAAGGCGATCGTGGAGCAGATGAAGCGCCTGGCTCAGGACGCGGTCTCGGAGTCCCGCGACCTGTCCGCTGACGAGCAGGGCAAGTTCGACGCGATGGACGCCGAGGTTGGCAACCTGGACAAGCGCCTCTCGGCGTTTGCCGAGGAGCAGAAGCGGGCCCTCGATATCGAGGAGTCGTTCCGCCGCAACTCTCCGAAGGATGAGCAGCGCGGCCAGGGCAACGAGGCGTCCAAGTTCGTCCAGTGGGCTCGTTCCGCTGGCATCGGCGACTCGTACGAGGTCGCTGGTGGGGCTGGCGCTGAGCGCCGCGCCCTCGAGGCGTACCGCGGTGAGCAGCGCGCCATGTCCGCCTCGAACGGTCTCGGCAATGACAGCGTCTACTCCCAGCTCTGGGAGTACGCGGTGGCGGGGTCGCAGATCCTTCAGGCGGGCGTCGACGTCATCTCGACGTCCGACGGCAACACGCTGCCCTTCCCGGTCGTCACGAGCCACGCCCAGGGGGCTTCGGCCGCCGCGAACGCGGCTCTGACCGCGTCGGATGCCACGCTCAGCACCGTGAACCTGTCGGTCACGAAGCAGCAGTACATCACGCTCGTTCCGAGCGAGCTGCTTCAGGACGCGACGTTCGACCTCGAGGGCTACATCGCCCGCGCGGCCGGTCGTGAGCTGGGTCGCCAGGTCACCTCGATCGCCGAGGCCGCGCTCATCGCCGGCTTCACGACGTCGGGCGCTACTGCCCCGTCGGCGAGCGTCGGTGCCTCTGGTGGTGCGGTCTTCTCGGACGCGCTGATCTCGCTGTTCCACAGCGTGCTCCCCGAGTACCGCCCGACGGCTTCGTGGGTGTCTTCGGACCCGACGATCGCCGCCATCCGCAAGGCGAAGGACGGCCTCGGTCAGTACGTGTGGCAGTCGGCGCTCACGGCTGGTGACCCGGACCTGGTTCTGGGCCGCAGCATCTACGCGTCACCGACCCTCCCGAGCCCCACGGGCACGAGCAAGATCGTCTACTTCGGCGACTTCTCGGCGCTCAAGGTGCGCATCGCGGGCGGCCTGCGCTTCGAGCGCTCGGTCGACTACCAGTTCGGTAACGACCAGGTCGCGTTCCGCGCCGTGGTCCGCACGGGCGCTGCGGTCGTCGACCCCAACGCGGTGAAGTTCCTCCAGCTCACCGCTACCTGATCGGACGGACGGAGCCTGCTCATGCATGCATCAGTGCTTACCTGGGCGGGCTCCGTCCTACCAGATCTTGTTACCGGCCGCGATGTGATCGAGGTCGGTTCGTACGACGTCAACGGTTCGGTGCGCCCGACGCTCGAACCGTTGGCGTCGTCATACCTCGGCGTGGATGTATCGCCGGGGCCGAGCGTGGATGTGGTCGCGGACGTCGCGGACCTGCCAACGCTCTACCCGGACGGCTTCGACGTGGTCATCACCACGGAGATGCTCGAGCACGTCGCGTCGTGGAAGGCCGCGATCAAGTCGCTCGTCAAGGCCGTGAAGCGTGGCGGCGTTCTGGCGCTCACGACGCGCTCGCTCGGCTTCCCACTGCACAACTACCCCGTGGACACCTGGCGCTACTCGGTGGACGAGATGCGGGCGATCCTCGAAGGCGCCGGTCTGGTCGTCGACTCGTCCGAGCCGGACCCGCAGCAGAACGGCGTGTTCGCGGTGGCACACAAGCCTGCCAAGTGGACCGCGCCGAAGGGTGCGGACTGGTGGCCCGGGTTCCAGCTCCCCATCTGGGACGGATCTATCCCGGAGGCGCAATGAAGGCGTTCGCCTATGAGGATGGGAGCGCCTGCGGCTACTACCGACTCCGCGTCCCGTTCTACGAGATGCACCTCAACGGCATCGACGTCGGCTACGCGACGGGCGGCCCGTTCCCCCAGGATGCTGACGTCGTCGTTGGGCAGCGCGTCGGGTCCGATTCCCAGTCCCTTCCACTCCTGAAGATCTGGCGCCACCGTGCCCTCGTCTGGGAGACGGACGACGACCTGTGGAACATCGACCCGACGAACCTTCGGGCTGCTCGGGCGTACAACCCTCAGTTTCTGGCCGAGATCGCGGACACGGTCCGCATGGCCGACATGGTCACGACGTCCACGAACTACCTCGCGGAGCAGATGAGCAAATTCAGCCGCAACGTCGTCGTGCTCCCCAACTGCGTGGAGCACGGGCTGTTCGAGGTTGAGCGCCCGCGCCGCGAGAAGGTCACGGTCGGCTGGGCTGGCGGCGACTCGCATGCGCGCGACCTGGGGTCTGTGGCCCCGCTGCTGCGGCGGTTCTTCCGCCGCAACCCGCACGTCGACCTGCACGTCATCGGCTGGGGCAGTGGCAAGCGTGTCGCGGACTTCCCGGCGCACATGCGCCCGTTCCTCCAGCCCAACCCGTTGCAGGAGATGGGTGTCGAGCACCGCTACACACCCTGGTCGGCCGAGATCTGGGACTACTACGCCGGCATCGACTTCGACATCGGCATCGCCCCGCTGATTCCGAACGAGTTCAACCGCTCGAAGTCTGCGATCAAGGCGCTCGAGTACGCGGCGCTTGGCATCCCGGTCATCGCATCTGACGTCGAGCCGTACCGCGAGTTTGTGGTAGACGGCGTGACGGGCTTCCTGGTCAAGCGGGAGCACGAGTGGGAGGCGCGCCTGCGCGACCTCGCCAACGACGAGGCCATGCGCCTTGAGATGGGCGCCAAGGCCAAGGAGCACGCGCTCGGCTGGTCCATCCGAAACCGGTGGCACGAATGGGTCGCCGCCTACGAGTCGCTTTTGGGGGTGTCATGGGCACGAAGGTCAACCTCGACCGCGAGCGCCTTGTCTCCGAGTACGGGCGCGCCGTTGCTGACGAGATGATCGCGGAGGCGGAGGCGCGCAGCTCGGAGGTCAGGCCGAAGCGCGACCCCGCAGAGGAGGCGCGATGACCGTCACCTACGACCAGGTTCTCGCGAGGCTCGGCGCCACGGACGTCAACGGCACCGACGCGGCGTCGGCCCTCACGCTCGCCCAGTCGCTCGTCACGCAGTACATCGGCGACGTCGTGGTGCCCGTCGAGCTCTCAGACGAGGCGGTCCTGCGCACGGCGGTAGACCTGTACAACCGGGCCGACTCGCCGAACGGGGTCGTCCTGCGGGCCTACGACGATGTCGGCGGCCCCGGGTCGTCTCAGGTGATTCGGGCGCCCGCTGATCCCCTCTACTCGGCCCGGATGCTCCTGGCGTCCTACGTCGCACCTCTGGGGTTCGCGTGAATCCGCTCACGTCAGCGCGGCATGAGCTGGCTGCGGCACTGACCGCGGCCCAGATCCCGACGTCGGCAGAGGAGCCGGAGAGGGCAGCCCCCCCGTTCCGCTATGTGTTGCGGGGTGACGTCGGGCAGAGCAAGCAGCAGTTCGGCGACTGGGACGTCCCGCTCCGGGTCGTGTGCGTGACGAAACGGGGCACAAGCGCGGCCATGTCTGAAGCAGCGGACGACATGGCCCTAGAGGTACTCACCGCGGTACGCGGAATGGGTGCTTACACCATCGGCTCATCGGCCGTTTCTGAGCCGCAGTGGTATGAGCACAAGCACAACGCGGGGCAGCCGACCTTGGCTGTCACGGTCACAGTCAACGCCCGGGTATCGCGGGCAGAGATGGGAGTTTGACCCATGTACATCAACGGGCGCGATCAGATCTGGATCGTTGACGGCACTGACCGTTCCAGCGAGGTTAAGAGCGCATCGACCAGTGTCGGCACGAAGAACACGTTCGACGACATGCGCGGGCGGATTCCGAAGGTCCTGAACATGACCGTCAACCAGGACGACGCGGCGGGCACGCTCTACACGCTCGCTCTCGCCGCCACGGGCACGGTCACCGGCATCGTGAAGCCGCACGGCAACGCGAGCGCGACTGCGACCCTGCCGCACTACTCGTTCACCGTGACGCCGTTCGGCATCAGTGGCGACACCATCCTCGGTGGCGACGCCGCGGATGACCCCTCGGTCCCGCTGACCGTGGACGTCCAGTGGCTGCTGTCCTCGTGGACGAAGGTCACGGCATGAGTGCGGTCGATCAGACGGCGGAGCAGTTCATCGAGACCATCACGGGTTACGAGGAGCACAAGGTCCGCGGGGCGTTCGGCAAGCCGTTCATGAAGCTCGGCGAGGACGACGTCCTCGACATGGCTCGTGCGGCGGCGTTCGTTCACTTCGATCGTGCCGGCGAGGGTGACCCGAAGGACAGGGCACTCTCGCTGACCATCGGGGAGCTGAACACCTTCTTCCGTGAGGACGACGCGACTGCCGAAGGCAAGTCCGTCGAGGCGGTGGAGGCGGGAAAAGCGAAGAAGTAGCCGACCGTGAGATGGCCCGGTGGTGCCTGCGCACCGGGCAATCTCCGGCCGCTTGGGACGCACTCTCGAGGCGTGCCCGGAGGGTGTTCTACGAAGAGGCCATGCGGATGCGTGAGTAGGTGATTGCACATGGCCGACGACGCCGTGGTCCTCGCGAATCTCGCGCAGGTGCTGCGGGACGCGAAGGCATTCAGCCCGCGCCTGAACCGCTACATTCGCCGCTCTCTACGCGAGGCGACGAACCTCGGCACCCGCGAGATGAAGAAGATTCTCGATGAGTACGAGGGTGGCACGAGCGACCGGCCCGGGTCGGGAAACCTCGCGGGTCACGCCCGCCAAGAGGTGGCGTCCGGCCTCCGCGCGCGAATCACATCCACGCCGCGGAAGACGAGCGTCTCGATCCGTGCCACCAAGGGCGACCTTCGGCGCGCGCTGAACGTGAAGAACAACTGGCGGCACCCTGTCTTCGGTAATCGCTCGGTCTTCGTTTCCCAGCCCGGCGATTCGTACTTCACCCGCGGGTCGAAGGAAGTGGCTGAGGACGCACGCGCGGGCCTCGCCGTTGCGATCAATGAAGCGATTGTGCTCATGCAAGAGGCCGGGGTCACCGGGTACTGACAACCGAAAAGGGGCGATCCGCCGTGGCTATCACGCCCCTGATCTTCGAGATCCTGGCCGTCGACCGCGCGTCCTCGAAGATCCGAGGCGTAGCCGCTACCGCCGAGGCGTCTGGTTCCCGGGCGAAGAAGGCTTTCGGCGGTCTCGCCAAGGGTGCGCTTGCGATCGGTGGCGCGTTCGCCGCTATCGGCGTCGCGAAGTTCGGTGCCGAGTCGGTCAAGAGCGCCATCGACTTCCAGAAGTCGTCGAACGTCCTCGTGACGGCGGCCGGCGAGTCGTCGAAGAACATCGCGATGGTCCGGAAGGGCCTGCTCGACATCTCAAGCCGCACCGGCACGTCGCTGGACCAGATGACCGAGGGCATGTACACGGTCGAGAAGGCCGGGTTCCGGGGCGCCAACGGCCTCAAGATCATGGAGTCCGCCGCGAAGGGTGCCCGCGACGAGGGCGCTGACCTGGGCGTGGTCACGAACGCGCTGACGTCGATGATGACGGCCTACGGGAACAAGATCAAGGATCCCAACAAGGCCATGAACGCGCTCATGGTCGCGGCCGGCAACAGCAAGACGTCGCTCCAGGAGTACGCCGACTCACTCGGCAACGTGCTCCCTGTGGCGGCGAAGCTGGGCATCGGCTTCGACCAGGTGTCCGGCGCGCTCGGCACCATGACCGCGTCTGGCATGTCCGCTCGCCGGTCGTCGCAGAACCTCAACCACACGATTGCCTCGCTCGCGGCACCGACGTCCGTCATGGCCAAGGAGATGTCGGCGTTCGGGCTGTCGTCGCAGGATGTCCGGGACAACCTCGGCAAGCGAGGGCTCCAGGGCACCCTCGATCTACTGTCAGACACCGTGCAGAAGAGGCTCGGCCCGGCCATGAAGGCTGCCGAGGGCACGATCTCCAAGCTGCCGAAGAAGTACCAAGGCCTCTGGGGCGCGTTCAAGTCCGGCACTCTCACCCTGTCGCAGTTCCAGGGCAAGGTCGACCGCGCGAAGGATCTTACGACCAAGCAGAAGGACGCGATCGAGAAGGCGCTGCCCGCTGCCCGCGGCTATACCCAGGCCATGAAGAACATGACCGGCGGAAACGTCGGCCTGGCGACGTCACTAATGCTTACGGGACACTCGTCCGAGAAGTTCAAGGAGCGCACGCACGACGTCGGCAAGGCTTTGGGCTCGACGGCCGACTTCACCAAGAAGTGGTCCATGACGTCGCAGACGGCCGCCGTGTCTATGGACATCGCCAGGCAGTCGATCAAGAACGCCGGCACGAGCCTCGCGACCAAGCTCCTCCCCGCCATTGCGAAGGGCGCGCAGATGCTCGCCGGGTTCGTCACTTGGGTCACGAAGACCAAGGGCGTGCTGCCGGCTCTCGGTGTTGCTCTCGGCGTTGTGACGGTCGCGCTGATCGCGATGAGCGTCACCCCGGTCGGGCTCGCAATCGCAGGGATCGCCGCGGCCATCGCCGGCGTGATCATCGCATTCAACCACTGGGGCGCGATCACTAAGTGGTTCAAGGGCATCCTGAACGGCGTGTGGACGTGGATCAAGAGCAACTGGCCTCGGCTGCTGCTGATCCTCACTGGCCCGTTCGGGGCGCTGGTTCTGGGCTTCAAGACGGCCTGGCGGCATAGCCAGACCTTCCGAAACATCGTGACGGGCGCCCTCAAGACGGTCGCTAGGGCAATCGCGAACGTGCTCGACACTTTCTCGGCCATGCTCCGAGGGCTCGGCCATGTGCCTGGTTTTGGTTGGGCAAAGAGGGCCGCGACCGCACTGCATAACGCGGCTAACAAGACTCGCGAGTTTGCGAATCAGATCGGCCGCATTCACTCGAAGTCGGTCAAGCTGACGGTCAAGACGCACCTGCGTTCGGACGGCTCCAGGGTCCGGATCGCGAGCAGGTCGAACAACGTCACCACCCCGTTCGGCACGGTGACCGCGTTCGCCCGAGGCGCCGAGGACCACCGCGCGCAGATCGCCCGCCCGGGTGCGATGCGTCTGTGGGCCGAGCCCGAGACGGGCGGCGAGGCGTATATCCCCCTCGCTCAGTCCAAGCGTGGGCGCTCGACCAAGATCCTCGCCGACGTCGCCAACCGCTTCGGCTATGACCTCGCGCAGTACGCCAACGGCGGGGTCTCTGACTGGCTGAGCGCGAAATGGTCCCTGCGGAACAGGAACGCCGACGGGGTGTTCCACGTCAACCCGAACTACGTCGGAGGTAGTGGCACTCGGCCCGATCTGCCTGCGGGCCCCGGGGTCGGGTACCGCCACATCGAGGCCATCGCCCAGCAACTCATGCCGGGCGTCAGGGTGACCTCGGACCTGCGCCCCGGTGCGGTGTCGGTGACGGGCTACCCGTCGCTGCACGCAGCGGGACGAGCCGTGGACTTCGGCGCTGGCAACGGCTACTCCCTGGACAAGATCTGGAAGACCTGGAACGCGGCGTACGGGACGAGGCTCTACCAGCTCCTGTACTCGGGCGAGGGTGCCAACCAGATCTGGTGGAACCACAAGCGGATGACGCCGCCAGCGTCCATCGTGGCGCAGCACTGGAACCACGTGCATGTCGCCATGAAGAAGGGTGGCATCCTCGGTGGACCGGGCGGCATTACGCCGACCCTGTTCGACCAGGGCGGCCGCCTTGATCCCGGTACGCACATCGTGGCGAACAAGACGGGCAAGCCGGAGACGGTCCTGACCGATGAACAGCTTGCCAAGTTGACCGCTCGCGGCGACGTCTATGTCGTCGTTCAGGTCGGCGTCGACAAGCGCACGCAGGCCAAGATCGTCCAGGGCGGCATGGCGGAGCTCGCGCGATACGGCCAGCCGATCAAGGTCTCAGGAGGCTCCCGATGACCGCCTGGTCCTGGCTCGGTCCGCTCGGTGCATTGCGGGCGTTCGACGTGGCGCCCGGGGTAGCCAATGCCCCGACACGCACCACAAGCACCTTGGTGACGCTGGGCGGGCGGCAGTACAGCCAGTACGCGCCGCGCGCCCCTCGCACCTGGTCATGCAACATGACGGAGACCACCCCGGATCAGATCGCGCTGGCGAAGGCATTCTCCGCTGGCGCGATCCCCGGCCCGCTGTACCTGATCCCATACGAGGCCACGTTCACGAACATGCTGCCCCCGCATGTCGCTGCACCGGGTTCGGGCGGTGACACCACGCTGGGGACGGTCTCAGCATCGACGGTTCCCGTGGGCATCAGGGGCGGCTACCTGCCGTCGTTCGCCGCGGACAAGCCGTCTGTCGCTGGCACCTACGTAGGCCCGTTCCCGGTTCGTCCGGGCGCGACATACGTGCTGTCCTGCTGGTCCTCTGCTGCGACGTCGGCCCTGGCATGGAAGACCGCCAGCTCTGTCGCTGGCACCGCGGTCCAGTCGGGAACGATCTCGACGGTCGCGTATGGATCCGGATTCCGCGGGACGGCGTCGTTCACGCCGACCTCGACCACTGAGACGGCGCTGTGGCTCCGGCTCCCATCTGGCTCCGGCGCGGTTGGTGGGCTGCGGCTCACCGAAGGGCCGCCCGAGTCGACCGACTGGCTCCCGGGCGACGGTGTGCAGGCGGTGACGATCACCGACCCGCAGCAGACGCTGAACCTCATCCTTCAGGACGGGGTGCCCGGACTCTTCTCGGACTGGTCGTTCACGATTCTCGAAGAGGGGTGACCCATGGCCGTCCCCCAGACCTCGGTTTCCCTGGACCTGTCGGACGGCGCGACTCCCGTGGAGGTGACGGGCTGGCAGGTTACGCGCGAGCTGTCCGGGAACCTCCCCGGCCAGGTGCGCGCGGGCACTGGCATCGCGGCGGCATCGGGCACGGTGACGTTCCGCATGCCCGACAGCCGCACGCCGTGGAAGGGCGGCCCTGTGGTGCCGGGCGGTCGGTGCTCGATCGACGCGGCAGAGGACGCGGGCTTGCCGCTCGTCCCGGCCGCACGCATGACGATCCGGTCGGTCTCGGCTGCGGGCGCGATGACGGGCGAGCGGTCCGCGGAACTTGAGGACGTCGGCATCTCGCGCAGCATCCAGGTACCGACGATCATCAACCCGCCGTCGCCCGGGCTCGAGGCGGCGTGGGTCATCGACCAGGCCGCGCGGTCGATGGGCTACTACCAGACGCCCGAGCCTGTGCCGTCTGCGGTGCTCGCGGTCTCGGCAGTGGGCTCGCTTGCCCCTGAGATCGGGACCATCAGCGCCGCCCAGCCGGACATGGCGTGGATCACATCCAAGGATGGCCGCTGCTACGGCTACCTGAGCGACGCCGCCGTATACCCCATCTTCACCCCGGCATCTGACCCGGGCCTTGATTTCTACGTCGCGCTCACCGTCCCGACGACCACCGCGCGTGTGTACTTCCAGATGTCCGGGGGCGGCACCGTCCGGCTCGTCATCACCGAGACGTTCACGACGTTCACGCACAACTCGGGTGCCGACGTGAACTCGGCTACCTATAACCTCGGCGCCGACCGGCGCATCGAATTTCGCGTCACCATCGGCTCAACCTCCTCATCCCTTCGCGTGCGGACGGGCGCAGCTGCGCCGTTCGCGTCGCCAATCTCCGCGGTGGGCGCCGCCATCCCGGTGCTCTCAATGTCTGGCATCGCGGCCAAGCGCTTCCTCGGCCTACAAGTCGCAACGTCGGACGACCCCGGCCTGTGGGGCGCGGTCACGGCGACCGTCGCCGCGACCGGCTCGATCCTCCAGGCCGTGCTGCCGGGTGACGCGACGACGGCATGGGGGCTGGTCCAGGACGTCGCGCAGGCGACGATGGGCGCCGCCTGGGTCGAGGGCGACGGGACGCTCGTCTACCGCAACAAGGAGGCGATGCGCGGTGCTGGGCCGGTCGTGGGCACGATCGACGCACTGGCCTCCATCGTCGACATCCCGTGGTCGATCTCGACGGACGACGTCGCGGACCGGGTGGAGGTCGACTACTCCCCGCCCGTCGTGCTGACGGGCGACGCCACGGTCACGGTCTGGGAGGCCACCGACGTCATCCGGATCAACGGCGGCTCGACGTTCACCCAGATCATCACCCTCGACGGGTCGGTCGATGGGCTTGCGCCGGTCTTCCTTCGCGACGACTTGTCCGCCGGTCCGGTCACGCAGTACTCGCGCATCGCGGCCAACACGAGCGCGGATGGCACGGGCACGAATGCGACGGTCCTGTACGCCAGCGTCACGCCCATCACGCCGAACACGGTCAAGCTGACGGTGCGCCGGCCCAGCGGATCTGCCGTCTACCTGGTGGACACGTCCGGCAACCCGTCTGTCACGATCCGGGCATCGGTGTACGCGGCCAGCCCCGACCGGGCATCTTCGGTCTACTCGGGCGCCTCGGAGAACGACGCGACCAACCCGCTCACCATCGACTGCGGCCAGTGGGTGCAGGACTCGGACACGGCGGCCATGTTCCAGGACTGGCTGGCGGGCATGGTCTCGTCGCCGCTGCCCACGCTCAGCCAGGTGCAGGTGGTCCCGAACAGCGCTGTGAAGATGGGCGACGTTTGGCGGATTAACGATCCGCTCTACACCGGCCTGTCCGCGAAGTGCCTCGTGACGGCGGTCGACCTGGCGGGGGCACCGGGCTCGCTGACCCAGACCCTCGGTGTCGTCGTCCTCAGCGTGAGCTTGCAGGACGTGGACGACTACATCACCGGCGCGCTGGGCGTGGCGACCATCGCCGACCTCGATGCGGCGATCACCGCAGCGCTCGGCGCCTCACCGACCATCGACCAGGTGCAGACCTGGCTTGAGACAGGAGCCTCCTGATGGCCGATCCGACTACCTCCACCAAGCCGGTAGCACTCGCCGGCGCCGACCCCTGGACCGTCTCTGGCGTCGGCGCCATCGTGCGCGGCCTGAAGAACATCGCCGACTGGATCGGCGGCCTGGTCCCTGCGGGCGCATCCGTATACGACACGGGCCACGTCACGACCGGGCTGACGTTCGGCACCCAGGGGACGTGGACAGTCACGAGCTACGACCTGGTCCGTCGCGGGCAGCGTGTCTCTGGTCGCATCGCCGCGTCGAACAGCGCATCGATCACGTCGAACATCAACGGCACGGTCACGACGAACAATGCCGTCTGCACGATGCCATCGGGTTGGTTCTCGACGGCCCTGATCTGCGATTCGATCGGGCGCGTCGGGGCGTCGTACGGGCTGAACGCCTTCATCACCACGGCGGGCGTGCTCACCCTGAACAACCTCACGGCCGGGTCGATCACGACGTCGGCCGGGTTCGTCTTCAAGATCGATTACGAGCTGTAGCGGCCATGACTGAGGAAGAGACCCCGAAGAGGGTAACCAACCTAGACCTCTACGCCGTGGTCACGGGCATGGACACCAAGCTCGACCGTGCCCTGTCTGACATCACTGACCACGAGACCCGGATCCGCGTCCTCGAAAAGCTGATCTGGAAGGCGATGGGCTGGGCTGCCGCGATCGGTGCCGGCGTCGGGCTCGGAGCCACGATCCTCAGCCTGCTGCTGCACGGCTGACCCCACCATCTGCACACCCCGCCCGACCGTGCATACGGCCGGGCCTTCGTCATGCCCAGGAGGCAACTCATGGTCGCCACTCAGAACGGTTACAAGTACATCGGCAGCACTGCGGGACTCTCGACCATCAAGGCCGGATCCCACAGCACCCGCGTCCGCAAGGGCGACACGGCGACGGTCCTCGGCTGGCTCGTCCGCGAGATCAACGCGGCATGCGAGACGTGCACCGCACTGTATGGGTGGCGCACTGCCGCGACAAACAGGTCGGTCGGCGGATCTTCGGACAGCAACCACATCTCCGGGACCGCCATCGACTACAACGGCGCGCGTCACCCGAACGAGGCTGCCCATGGGCACGCCCGCCTGGCCTCGGGCTGGTCTTCCCACGACACGGCCGCGATCCGAGCGCTGCTCCGTGCGCTCAACGGCGTCGTCCACTGGGGAGCTGACTACGCCCCCGGCTATCGGGACTACATGCACTTCGACGTGCGGGCCTCGACGTCCGCCCTCAAGAGGGCCGCGAAGAAGATCCGCGGCGGCACCGTCAGGACGACCGCAAAGGTCAACGTCCGCGAGTCCGCGTCGGCCACCGGCAAGGTCGACCGGGTTGTCCCCAAGGGCTTCAAGTTCGCCTATGACGGCGTCGTGTACCGGGGCGGCCGGCTGTGGCTGCGCACGACCGCCGGTCACTACGTCGCCGCCGAGTACACCACCTT